GGGCTTTCGCTGACATTACAACCGATCGCCGGCAATTGCAGTTCTTGCAATCGATCTAAAACACCAGACCCCAAAGCCACTGAATCAATTATTATAGATTTCGGCTGACGGCTGGGCGGCAAGGCGTCATATTCGGCCTTCACAACTCCGCAAAGCTGCATTAAATCAAGCTTTTTCCAGCATTGGATCTCAGTTACAACGCGCCCCATGCGCTTGCATAAAGCAGACTGATCATCGCCGTGACGCGCAACGTCTAAGCCCCAAACCATCTCGCCCTCTTCCCGGTCAGGCACGTCACGGCTCATGGCCGCATCAACTGTCGCCCAACTCAGAACAGTATCGTCATCTTGGGTTGGAAACTCGCCAAGCACCCTCACACGAAAATCATTACTATCCTCGCCAAATCGCTTGCGCATCTCCTCAACGTACTCATCAGATACCCGTGGGCTGTCCTCGCAATTGACAGTTCGCGTCCACCAATCTGAATTCAACTTGTTGTGCGTATCAAAGAAATAACCGCTGCCCCTGGTGGGATTGCCAAGCAATAACGTAGTCGCATTTTTGCCTGACATAGAACCAGAACTGGCTATGAAGACAGCCTCTGGGACGCCCGAAGCCTCGTCTGCGCATAGCAAAACATGTTCACTATGTATCCCTTGCAGCGCTTCCGGCGTCTCAACGCGAGAAACTCTGCACGAAATAAACGCCTCAGCCGGCGCAGCCGCCAATTCAATGCGATCAGATTTAACGACCAAAAGCGCTTTCAACTGATCCGGCATCTCATTTACCCAGCGCCGGCACTCAGCAAAAAGTGCGTCATAAAGCTGTGCAGACGTGGGCGCCGTCACCACCACTTTGACCGGATACCGGGTCAGCAAATACCACAACATCAGCCAAGACGATGCGCTCGATTTGCCAACGCCGTGGCCAGATTTAACGCTGATCTTACGTTTGCCAGATGCCACCGCTTCCATCATCTCGCCCTGCCAGGGATCCGGCGTTACGCCAAAAACCTCCCGCACAAACAAAACAGGATCATTGCGGTAAAGCCGTAAAAATTCAACAAAGTGGTTGATATCAGCCATCCCGCACCTCAGATCCAAGCTTCTCTTGGCCACACTGACAAAGCCAATCTGCGATCTTCTCCCGCTCTGCCCTGGCCGAAATCCACGCATGATGTTGCAGTGTGATATTCTCCTGGCGAAGCTGGGCGGCCTGCTCCTTGTCCATCTGATCGTACTCGCCCCGGTTCCAAGCCCATTTAGCCATTTTCTAGATCACTGTGTGGGCCAGGGCATGGGCAATACTCATAATGGATGCCGCACTCAGTGCAGATAGGCTCACCGCAAGCCTCGCACTCAGGACAATCAGAAGCGAAAACCACCGGGCGATCAAAATCAATCATTCGCAGCCTCAATCCTAATTTTGCGCAACGCATCCAAATGTTGCGCGCCCACATTAACTTGCACAGCAACCTGGTTTTTATTCGTTGCCCAAGTGTCTGGATCAAACGCCGCTGCCCGCCACTTCCTAACACTGATCTGCTCCCGCACCTTGCTGATCGCTGTGGTCTCTGCCTCAACGCCATCCGCTAACTCCAACGCCTCATCCGCCAAACGCTCAGCCGCAATCTTGCGCGCAGCCTTCACCATCGCCGATCGGTCAGGATCCAAATGAAGCCACTTGTAAATAACATGCTCACTGATGTCGTGATCGCGGCTAATACTGCGCACAGTGCCGCCGCCAGCAATCTTCTCAATAAACCAATCAATGCCGCCAAGGCGCTCGATTTTGATCAAAGCAGCGCGTTTTTGTGGTTGTCCAGCCAATGCACACCCCAGGTTGTTTGCCAAAACAATACATATGCTATGGCGCAAAGTCGCGGGATCGGAATTAAAAAAAATCGTTTGTTTTCAGTGTCGGGCTTTATAGTTTAACTATCTAAGGTTGTTCTATGTTAATAACAAACAATCTTTGCGGATGTTGGTGCCGAAATGCGGATTTACGCACCAACCTTTTGGCTGATAAAATTTCATGGCTGTGTGGCCGTCTCGACTAGCCCAGGCGGGGGGCCGGGATCCGCCGGGGCGGGGGGGGGTTTTTCGCCGAAATCGCCCCAGTTTTGCAACATTATTGCAACTGAGCATCGTAACCCATTGAAATCATTGAATATTTATATAATAAGCTGTTAGTTTAGGTGCCGAGATCCTCGCGGGCGCGGGCGATGTCGGCACCCTGGTTGCGCGCACCTGGTCAGAAGGGTATCGGGTCATCGATCGTCTTGCTTCGGATGTCTATCACTTCGGCCCCTTCAAAGTGCTGCTTGGCCTTAGCCATGAAGTCCAAGGCGGTCGCGCTGTAATGCTTGTAAGCCAGCGCTACTTCACGCAAGCTGATCAGCGTTAGATCTGGGCGTTGATCCTGGATTGTCGGCCATGCCGCTATGTCTGCGCAGATGCCTAGCTTCAGATCATCCACCATTACCTCCCAGTATAGGTCTGACGCCGCCTGTGCGCCGTTCTCAGTGGCATGTTGATCCATTGCCTGCATACCCCTAACGCAGTCATCAGCACGGCGCTGTGCAAGCCCTGGGTCGCTGGCATCTGAGATAGCATCGTTCATGCGGCTAAGCGCTTGACCGTAGCGCATCGCCATCTCTGGGCTAACCAGGTCAACCAGCCGATCGATACCCCACTTAGCGTCCATCTCACGCGCCGTGCGGTCGAACTGCACGACTGCCATGTCGCATTGGATCTGAACCTTGGATGCGCCAGGCGCGATGATGAAATCGCCCTTGCGTTTGCGCGCCGCCGTTTTGGAGACGCCGCGCTGTTTTGCATTAACGGCCATCAGTCAGCACCAACGATTGCAGCGACTGCGATTGCAGCTATTGCCAGGGCTGCCAACAACCAGGGCATTTTATCGGTTGGCTTCTCAGGCGGTGGAGCGAATACGATTGGCTTTAGGGTGATAGGCGCTGACTTGCTGATGGTCGCTGTGAATTTGATCTGCTTGGCCTTGTCCTTTGCCTTCATCTTGGTGAGCTTCATGTTGATCGCTCTTGTTGATCGATTGAGCATGATGCCGATGTCGTTGTGCAGTGTACCCTTGTGCTTTTCAGCCACCAGGATGCGCATATCCTTTTCGCTCCACTTTGTATTCCGCTTGAAGTGAATTGATTGCGCGTCTTGCATTAGCTTGACCGATTTGTATGAGCGGCCCAATGCCTTGCCAATGAGCATCGCCGGGAAGCCATCATCGGTCATGGCTTTCAGACGCACCTTCTCATGGGCTGACCATTTGTATTTGCGCTTGGGTGCCAGATCTATTTCGGTTTGTATTTCAGTCATGTCGTTTTCCTTCTGAGGTGTTGAGATTTCAAGGTGCGGAAGTGCGGTAGTTTTTACGTTGTCATTTTGCACCGCACTTCCGCACCTAATTGCCCCCCTAAAGGGGGGCATATAAGTGCGGCGGTTAAACGGTGTTTTACCGAGGTGCGGAAAGGTGCGGATAGGTGCGGAAAGGTGCGGTGATCTAATCATAATTGGTTGGTTGAATTGGGGTTGTTTTGGCCGCTGACCACGACCCTTTTTGTGCGGCCGTTTCGACTGTCCTGGCTACCCTCGACGGCCAGCACGTCAGTCTTGATCCAGTAGGCCAGTAGCTCTTTGATGCGCGCTTTTCCGGCGTTGTCATCGGCATCAATGTTGAGTGTTTGGCCTATGACATTGCCGGCCCAGTTTGCGGATTGAACGTGTTGGCTGGGCGGATCCGCTGCCATCGCTGCTATGGCATCTCTGACGTTGCTGGCGTCCTGTTTGCTGATGCCGGCAAATGCGTCTGGCCAATGCCAGCGCTTGACTGCCCCCACTGATTGGCCACTTGGCGTTGTCACTGAGATCTTCTCAAACCATTGGTTAACGTCTGCACTGGGTGGCGCCAGGTTGCTCTCCATATCTGCTATTCTGAAATAGTATCTGTGGTTTTCGATCTTTGCCTTGGCGCCTTCATCCTCTGACATACCCACTAGGATCCTGTTGAACCTGGACGTGCCTCGCAGTGCGCTGCCGCCTCTGGCATCGTCTATTGAGGCCGTCACGCCCTGCTGCATCTTGCGGGTATGGTGAACTAGGCCCAAGGCAGTCCTGGTCTTGGTTGCCATGAGGCGCAGCCGCTGTCCTACTGCGCGGAATATCTCGTTTGTTTCTGGGCTGCGTGACAGATCTTGGAGCGGATCAAATATGACCACATCAATGTTGTTTACAGTTATGAACGTCTCAAGCTGAGCGAACAGCGTTTCGTTAAGCTGGCCGTCCAACCCGGCGATCAGCCAGAAATCATCATGATCAATGCCTGAGACTGCGTACAGCCGCCCTACAAGCTCATCCTGGTCGATTTGGTATTGTGTTAGCAGCGCGGCAACTCTGCCGTCTAGCACGTCTTGGTCATCTTCTGCGTTGTAGTATAGGACGCGCAGCGGTTCACGCTCATAGCCTGTCAGGATGCCTTTGCCGGTACTCATGTCGATTGCTTCAGCCAGGCACATCATTGATTTACCCACTTTGGGCGGTGCTACTGTGAGGCTGGTGTATCCGCTGGCGTAAAAGTCGCTGTAAACGAAGTGCGGCGATGGAATGGCTGCCAGGTCTTTTTTCAGCCATGATGTGAACTTGAGCGCTGGCAGGGCTGACAATTCTTCTGGTGTGAGCGGCTGTGGCGGCTCATTTGGTGCGAAGCCTTTGGCTCTGGCACCGTCTATCATTTTTTGGATTTGCCGGCGTGACGCTTCTGTTTTGAACGTGAGATCCTCGACCAGGCTTTGGATTTCGCCATCGTCCAATCCTTTGGTGACATATGAGCCAACCAGCTTCAAAACGTGGCTGTTCCACTCCTCGCCCGACAACGCTTTTATTCGTGCTTTTTCCCTGTCTAATGGCTGAGCGCCTATGTCGATGACATTGCTGGCCTGTTCTGGCACCTCAGCGGCCTTAAAGACCTGATACATTCTTTGGAAATCAACAGGATCGCGATCGTCGTTAAACTGCGTCTTGAGCGTCGATACCTCAGCGATATAGCCACGGCCGCGCTTCTTTTCATCTGGCCATGCCACTGTCCCGGCGATGCGCATAATGCGGTCAGGATTGTGGATCGCGGCATCAGTTTTAAGGCTGGTCAGAATTGCTTTTTGCAGATCAGTCCAGGCGCTAAGATTGTAGACTGGCTCATCCAGTTCCCAATATGCATGGCCTCTAATATGCGGGGTGGATCCCGTCTTAACTGTCATGCTGGGCAACGGCCCGGCGAATGA